TGAAGTACTCAAATGGGATATGGATGTATGTTACCAAAACTGTGCAGGATGTGCTTGACAAATGTGTTTAAAGGAGATATTATAAATATTGTATCAGTTGATGAAGCGGACTGAAAGATTGTAGGACGGGGGTGCGATTCCCCCCAGCTCCACCAAAAGCATATTAGGCACGGGCGTACAGTGTCGAAAATAAGACTTCCTAGTATGCTTTTGATGGGGCTGAACAGGTTCGACTGCGATTGTATAGGACAAGTGGAGACTGATTGACTGGCAAAGTGCCATGTAATAACTGCCAACGATGAGGCATACGCTCTAGCCGCTTAAGGTTAGACGGGGTATGGGTTCCACCTTGTTATCAAACGGACCCATTTTTGACACACAACACACACAAGGAGATAGTTATGTCAAATCCATATGAACTAAGATTCAACATGCTTATGGAAGCAAAGTTAATGCTCGTAGAAGAGTATCACGCAAAGAAAGAACAACTCATAGACAAATACATGGCATTGAAAGATGCCGGTGAGTCGATTGAGTATCCTACCTTACCCGAATATCCTACTTTTGAGGATACTCAGCGGTTATGTAACCAAATGAATTCTTTTGTAAGTAATTCTGGTGGTAAACACTAAGTAGTTTTAAAGGTATGGGCACCACCTTAACGGGCCTCTTAAACTAAGGAGGTTTTATGAGAATTATTTCATACATACTAACTTTAACATTAGGGTTGATAGCAGGCACCAGTTTGTTTGAAAAGGAACCTAATGATGTTAAGACAATTGAAGTTGAATTAGAACTAACTCCTGTTGTAATCGTTGAATCAAACCCTATTGCTCTGGAAAGTGAAATAATCTGTTTAGCAAGAAATATTTATTTTGAGGCTAGAAGTGAGAGCATTACAGGTCAAACCGCGGTTGCAAGTGTTACTCTGAACAGAGTAAAATCCAATAAATTCCCTAACACTATATGTGAAGTTGTACATCAAGCAAAATATTCAAGGTGGTGGAAAGAAAATCACAACAAAGATGTTCCTGTAAGAAATAAATGTCAATTTAGTTGGTACTGTGATGGAAAACCCGATAAAGTATATGACCATAATGCATATAAAGATATTTACACTCTTGCTGAATACATGTATAATGAACAAATAGATAGCACAGATGGTGCAACACACTATCATGCAAATTATGTTTCTCCTGCTTGGTCTAGTCAAATGACAATGGTGGGTGTTGCGGACACACACATTTTTTATAAAGATTATTGAAATGAATCATTATATTGTAACCGGCGGCTGCGGGTTTATCGGCTCACATTTAGTTGAGGCACTGGCAACAATTGAATGCTGTGTTACCGTTGTTGATGATAAAAGAAACGGAACATACATTGTAGATAGTCCGTATGTTCAGTATATGCATTGTGCGGTTGAAGATGTTATTCTAGATACTGTTGGAATTCACGGCGGACTCATGCCAGTTGATGGCATCATACACTTAGCTAATACCCCTAGAGTCAGACTTTCTATGGAAGAGCCTAGAGATGCAATTTTAAATAATATTGTTCCTACTGTGGCTGTGTGTGAGTGGGCTAGAGAATATAAGTGTCCGCTTTATTTTGCTCAAACTTCTAGTAGGCTACACTCTTCACCATATTCAAATCCATATACATTTGGCAAAACTATTGCAGAGGAGAATTTAACTCTCTACAATAAACTTTGGGGTGTACAATCACACTTGTTATATTTTTATAACATCTACGGGCCCAGAGAGGCTGACTATGGACAACACAGCACCGTGATTAGAAGTTTTAAAAATCAGGTGTTAAAAGGAGAACCGCTTCGTATATATGGAAGCGGAAGAAAAGAAAGAGACTTCACTTTTGTGAGTGATGCAATAGCGGGTATCGTAAAGTTACTTCTTACAATACCCGCGAAAAGACCTAAAAACATTCATCTAGGCAAAGGCGATCCTAAATCTATATTACAAATCGCTGAAGCATTTGACCATCCATTCATACACGAATTTGATCGTCTTGGTGAAGCAGAAAAAACTATTTGTAAAACACCCTTTGTAGAAGGTAAATTTGATGTGATAAATTATATTAAACAGTGGAAACTTAATTATGCCCAAACTAGTAGTTGACAACGATATGGAAGACAGATCCACTGTAACGGATGTTTTTCTAATTACTAAACAATTTAAAACTCAAGTAGAGTTTTCTCAATATATCGAAAAGTTAGCTAGTAGGACTGATTCTAGCTTAATCGATATATTAGTAGAGTATTGTGTGAAACAGGAAATAGAAATCGAGTCAGTTAAGAAACTGGTCACTCCCTCACTTAAAGAAAAAATTAAAGTCGAGGCAGAAGACTTAAATCTAATGAAAGAAAAAACAGTGAAGTTGCCGTTTTGATTATTGCTATTACAGGATGTTCAAGTGGTGTGGGAAAAGAATTAGTTAAAATACTAAAACACGAACACCAACTAATTCAACTCACCCGAGATATTATTGACTTAGATTTTCCTGAGAGAATACGCTCATTCGGTAAAGTTGATATGTTAATAAATTGCGCTGGACATGATGTCGGAGGTAAAGTTCCTTTCAGTGAGATGCACTGGAGCTACTGGAGCAGAGTACTAAACACTAACTTGATTAGTGCAATGCGACTCTCACAATTAGCAATACAAGAAAACGAAAATGTCACTGTTGTTAATATTACAAGTACAAATGTAGAAAAATTCTATCCGGGTGATTTGGCATATAGTCTCAGTAAAAAGGCTTTACAAATTTTCGGTGATATGTTAAGATATGAACACCCAAGCGTTACAGTTAAAGAAGTTATTTTAGGACTAACCAAAACAAACTTCAATGCAAATAGACACAAAGAAAAACACAAGCCAATGGATGACTTGTATGCAATGGATCATCTAGTTCCTGAAGAGGTTGCTAGTATGATTGCAGAGTTTATTTTTAGTGAGAACAAGAGAATTAGGATAGCACCTTGAATAATCGTTATGGTTGGCAACTATATCATTGGCACATTGAGATCAGTGCAAAGTGTACATTGAAATGTCCACGATGCCCTAGAACAGAACTGCCTGCGACCTCTTGGACTAATGATGAATTCACTTTACAAGAATTCAGCCAAGCATTCACGCCTCAGTTTATAAAAGAAAATGTCAAGCGGTTTACCTTCTGCGGAGACATTGGTGACCCTATCTATTGCAAAGATTTCTTGTTGATATGCGAATACATCAAAAACATATTACCTACATGCCATATTTTTATTATTACAAATGGCTCATATAAGAAAAAGACTTGGTGGGAAGAACTTGCTACGATTCTCAATGAATATGATACAGTAAATTTTAGTGTTGATGGATACGACCAAGAAACTAACAACATGTATCGTGTGAATTCTAATTGGGATAGTATCATGCAAGGCATGTCTGTGATGGGACACGATTCCGATGCGTTTGTAGTTTGGGCGTCAATATATTTCAAATTCAATCAATTGCATCAGAACAAGATTAAAGATATTGCACAGATAAATGGATGTGATTCTGTGCAGTGGACTAAGAGTACAAAGTTTGCAAGTAAGTATGATACATATGGACCCTACGATCATTTAGAACCGGATGAGCAGTATATAAGCAAAACAAATAGGTATGAAAGAAGTGTAGTTCCGATTTCAGATAGAGTGCAGCCTATCAATGATTACATGCAAACAAATATCACAAAATACAATGAAACGAAGCCACATGGTAACATTCTTCCGTTATGTCTAGTAGGCAATCGAGGAATGTATCTGAGTGCTGATGGTACATTACACCCTTGCAGTTGGACTTCATTTCCTTACATTGCAATGAGTGATGGAGAGAAGACAATTAACTACAAAGATAGTTTCTTTGCAATGTACAGAGACCAACTATCAGTGAAGACTAATACAATAGAAAATGTATTGAACCATGACTTGTGGGAAAAGCTATTTTCTAGTTGGAAGAACAGCCCTTGGGTTGAGTGTAGTCTGAAATGTAAAAAGAATTATGTCGATTATGATTATGCAGTTGGATACGAGACAAACTAATGGAACCTTTTGAAGTATATCGTTTATACTTAGCACTTAAACTTCACTTCACAAAAAAAGATTATGACATAACAAAAACAAAAGGCGCAGTTAGAGCTAGTCAAAAAACATTTATGAAGCGAAAAGACTTGACTAGTCTCAGAAAAATTGCGAGGGACTACACCCGAAAAGAAGCAATTGACTTCCTTGTCGCAAATTTTGTTTCGGGTGATAGGTGGGGTGGTCTGTTTGACTTGGAAGCAAAAGAAAGATATACTCTGTGGCTAAAAAATAGGCAATCTTTTGCATATAAATTTGAACAAGACATCGCCAAAATAGATTATGAAATGGAGAAGGAAGAATTGCAGTCTCCATTTGAAGCCAAAGAAGGCCGACACCCATTGGTGTTTAGGCTTTATTTTGGTAAAATGATTTCTTTAGAAACGCTTGTAGTACTTGACAAATTCTACAATTATGTTACTATAGAGAATGATGATATCTTTTTACAAGACACTAGTATGTTGATTAAAAAATATCGTCCATTTGTCCAAATCAGTGATAGAATTAGAATCACTGGTGAAAGGCATTATAAATAGTAGTGTCCGCTGATATAGGACAATACACAAAAATACAACGCTTATACGGAGAAACAAATATGTCGTTTAATTCACTTTCAGACTTGCGCAAGGCAAGAGGCTCCTTCGATAACTTAATGAAGGAAGTCGAAAAGATCGATTCCCCTAAACAACAAGGCAATAACGATAGCAATGAATGGAAGCTGTCAGTAGATTCTGCTGGCAATGGATATGCAATCATTCGTTTTCTTGCTCCCCCTAAAGGAGAAGAACTTCCTTGGGTTCGTATGTGGAATCATGGCTTTCAAGGTCCCACGGGTAAGTGGTACATTGAAAATTCTCTCACAACTATGGGTCAGCCTGATCCTGTGTCTGAACTAAACAGCGAGTTGTGGAACAGTGGTGTAGAAGCAAACAAAGATATTGCACGAAAGCAAAAGCGCCGTTTGTCTTACTATGCTAACATTCTTGTAATCAAGGATCCTGCTAACCCTCAGAATGAAGGTCAGGTAATGCTTTACAAGTTTGGTAAGAAAATCTTTGATAAGATTAAAGATGTCATGCAACCAGAGTTTGAAGATGAAACTCCAGTAAATCCGTTTGATTTCTGGGAAGGTTCTAACTTCAAGTTGAAGGCAAGACAAGTTGAGGGATATCGTAACTATGATAAGTCTGAATTTGAGTCTTCTCCAAGTGCTGTTGCAAACAGCGATGAAGAGATTGAAGCAATCTGGGGTAAGCAACACTCACTGGCTGAGATGGTTGATCCTAAGAACTTCAAAACTTATGATGAGTTGAAAGCTAAACTTAATCAGGTTCTTACTGGTGGTGCAAGAGTTACTACAGCAGAAACTATCGCTTCTCAATCAGGTGATGATGATGTTGAAGACTTGCTTGCTGTTAAATCTGCTACATCTAATGTGTCAGTCAAGTCTAATGCTGATGAAGAAGATACAATGAGTTATTTTGCCGCGTTGGCTGAAGATGACTAATTAATATTAGTAGTCTGAGAAGGGGGACAATGTCCCCCTTTTTTTATATGTTAATAATCATTACCAAGCATACCAATCATTCTTACGCCTGATCTTGTTTCTGGTCCTATAGTTTTAGGCATAGATACAACTACATTAATATCCGGCTGTGGTTGTGGGGCAGGAGCAGGGGCTTGTACGACAACAGGCGCAGTCGCACCAGGAGCTGTTGCGTTATTTGCATCATCTGTTGCATTCTCTACTACAGAAGCATTCGTATTTCCAGAGAGACCCTCTCCGTAACCCGCTTCGATGTCGGTATTGATTTCGGCTTGCTCTCTTGCTTGTCTTGCTTTCTGATTTAAACTAATCACTTGATCGGGAGTGGCATTTGGATCGCTTGCCAGCCGCTCATAAAATTTCGCCCTGTCTTCAGGGCTTCCCAGGGAGCCGTCTTCTCCTGCTTTTCCAGCTTCATATGCCGCTTCGATTTCTTCAATAGGAACAGGTTCACCAGCATCAACAACCATTTCGCTAGGATCATCAAGCAGGCCTGTATTCATTCGATCTTGTTGAGCTTCATATTCTTCTCTTGATACTTCTTCGCCGTCTATCTCATAAGATCGGTCTACATTACCGGTTGCAAAGTCACCTTCGATAACGCCTTGTTCTATCAACGCCTCTTTGTCACCAAGTACACCGCCAGTATTTAATATTTCCATCGTGACATCTTTTCTAGCCCTTGCATTTTGCGTGTTTAACTTACGGTTATACATAGAATCTGATTTTTCTTTCCCTTCGTTCTTCTGTATAAACTCTTCACGGTATTGTTGGGTTCTGTTCTGCACTTCTTCATCAAATGCTCGTTTTTGTTCTCGGGACATATTTGCATGGACAAGTGAACCAGATTGTTCACGGGTTTCTCGCATCGACTGTTCGTTTGCCATTGCTTTTCTTGCTTCTAGTTGCTGTGGTGTGCCTCCAAATTTTGCACCGAATTCTGCGTCTAATCTTCTTTTCTTCGCTATTTTTATTGACTCACTCATATCCGAGTTATTAATTTCTTCTAATCGAGTGTCATACTCTTTCACATCACCTGGTCCCATTTGCATAGGATTATCGGAAGAATAACTAGCAGTAAAGGTGTCAATATTGACACCTATGGTTTCAGCTTCTTCTTGATTGTTTTGTATAGCTTTAACTAGTGCCGCATTAGCGATTGCGTCAATATCGTTCTCAGAAAGCTCCTCAGGCTGTTTTCCGGTAGATTCCATCATCATAGACTCGATTTCAGTGGCTTCTGATTTTATTTTTGCCACTAACTCGTCACCGCCTGGATTGTCAGCTATTTTATCTAAGTACTCATTTGCAAGCGTATTTGATTCCTTGAGGTCTTCTTCACTTACTGGAATTGCATCTGCAATTGCTTCACCTGCCGCACCACCTGCCGCACTGCCGGCAAAATATCCAATGGCGCCACCTACTATGCCACCAATAAGAGTCCCAACAACAGGGATAGCAGAGCCAACAGCCGCGCCGACAGCCGCCCCAGCCAGCGCACCACCTGCACCGCCTGCTCCACTGCCGATAGCCTCACCTTTTCTTGATTGCGCCTCTTCAGCGGATATTTCTAATCCTTCTAAGTCTCTCTCAGCCCCCATCGCTCCGGAGACCGCTTCATATGCACCTAAACCAACCCCAAGCCCAGCACCACCAAGACCCCTAGCAACTCCGCCAGCACCTCTCAGTAGACTACCGCCGGCTGATTTGGCGCCTTTCATCAGACTACCTGCTTTATTTTTACCAGCGGCAAAAAGATCCTTGCCTTTCATCATAATACCAGTTGCTAATGCTCCTGAGAAAAACCCAGGCCCAGAGTCAGATTCTCCTCCACCGCCTCCTCCACTACCAACACCTTTCTTGAGCAATGCAATCACGCTGTCGCCCTGCATTTTTGTCATTGCAGGTTCTTGCTTTCGTAGTGTGGCGAGTATTTGTTTGGAGACTGATAATTGATCTTTGCCGCTTTTATCTAACTCTCTGAATTCAGGGTCTGATTTACTTTCCTCCTGAATAGCTTTTATATCTGCGACATCTGCCTGTATTTGCTTTAGCTCGGGACTAACCCCGACTTCTTGACTTGTGTTAGCGGATCCTTTCTGTTTTCCGCCACCGTAGCCTCTTATACGGTCTCTTTCTTCAGTGCTACTGAACATCTTGCCCATTTTACTATCAGCACCAAAAAAGTTAGCCGGAGAGAAAGTCTCCTTCATAATGTTACCGAAGCCTTTCGTATCTCGGTTTACGCGGAGACTATCTTTTATCATTCCGATAGACTCTTCAACGAATCTATCTTTGGTGCTTCTAGTATCTTCAGCCATTATCGTTTAGCCTTTGCCTTTTCTGCTTTATTTTTTAAATGTTCTATTAGCATAGCGATGTAAACTTGCCTTTCCCACGGCATCCAATTTTCAACTTCAGTCAATGAGTATTTATGTTCTTGCATTAATAAAAAATTGGTCTTAAAATAATTTTGAAGATTATCATGGGAAAGGCTCATGCGAAAAAATTTTGATAGCCATTAAAGTCCATATAATTAGGACGGTCACATTTACTACATTTAAAATTAACACTGTACTCTAGTGTAGGCATTGTTTCAAAGAATTTTCTAATATTGGTAAATTGCTCAATTGTCAAATTTTCTACCCAATTTTTTCTTTCTTCATCTGAAGATTCGTATGCATTAAAAATTTCATCGTCTTGATATACAATGTGAACACACTGCGAAACCACTGCATATAATTGCTCTGAATTTTCACTGTCCAACAATTTCTGCACTTCAAATGCGGTTGGGTACTTCATGTCAACAAACATCGTATCATCTAATTTTATTTTACTCGAATGATCTTTGTGCGTAGATATCTTTATTTCAGTCAAATCGATAGTGTGATTATGAGAAGTCCCACAACCTCCACATGACAGACCCAGCTGAATCTTGCTGCCTATAGATTGGCTTCTAAGATCCATGAAAATTTTCTGCAATGAAAATATAGGCAATTTCTCACCATCAATTTCTCCAAATGAGCAATTAGTAACAATTTGTTGGGTTGCTCTAATCATGTCATCTTGCTCACCTGATTCATTGGCAAGCACAAGAAGTTTTTCTTCTTTTACAAGAAACGGTCTAAACTTCTTGATTTCTTTTGTGTGGGGTATTTCAATTTCAAATGTAGGGGTGTCGATTGATGGTAATGCCATTATATTCTCCAATAATTAAATTCTTCGTCCGCGGGGGGTGCCTGCCACACCGGATACGGCTGAGTTAATAGGAACTGTCGATGCCGATATGCCGTTTGAGTCAGGGGTCCAATATTTGTAAGCAAGCGACACTGAAACTCTTGCCACTCCTTCATTGCCATGAGAAAGCGGAGTGAGAGAAATATTTCTCGGTAAGCAATCTACCAAGGTCCAAGATTTTACAATATCGTCTTTTCTGTTCAATGCATGAATAACTGCGGTGCCGACAGTATTGTTGTAAAAACTTATTTCTTTGCTAATTGGATTCACACAACTGAACATCCAGTTTTCAAAGTAATCTCTTACATTCCAGCTACTGTCACAATAAAATGTAAATGTAGCGTTATCTCCAAAGAATTCTATTCCATGCGCTCTAGGCTCAGTCCAGTTTCCTATTTTTGTAGGCGTGTAAGGAACAATAAGTCCAGGCACCGAAGCATCTTCACACAAAATAGATATTGCCTTAGCGTCTCCGGGACCAAAGATTTCTACCTCAAACCGATTGCTTCTTGCTAAATCTTCGCTTCTTACTTTTGATAAAAAGTCATTTAAACTGAACCCTGCCATTATAGTGACTTCCTCGATCTATTGAATACTTGCTGTTTTGTTAGCCCTTCAAATTGTTCGACTGGTAACATAGCTGCCGTATACCAATCTTCAGGATTTAC